CAGCTTGGTACAGGGCGTCCTGTAGACGCTCACGGGTTAAGGCAATCTTTGCTTCAGTCATCGTGGCATCTCCGGGCCATACCAGCGGAACACCCAGCAGTGCTTGCGTGTCCCCAGATTCCAGCCAAACCGCAGGCGACCGTGCTTGCGGTCTTTGAAGAAGGCAAAGTTGTTGTGGGTGGGAAGCAGAGAAGACTCGCCCGAGAATGTCATTGTGACCTCGGCCAGTACATGCCAACTTTTTCCGCTAATGACTGCTCTCGGCCTAAGACACAGGTATTACACGCGGCCCGGTCATGCGAAGGCAAAGGCTGCGGTTCTTGCGGAATCCTCGTGCCGTCCGGCTCCCGTTTCCCGATGGTGACGTGGGCAGCCGACCAGTTGATGTGCTCAGACACCATGGCGCTGTACGCTCGTCCCTCGGGCGTAGCGAGGTAAGTAAGCACTCTGTCATTGTACTCTTTGAACCATTCTTTGTTCATGCTGGGTCATCCCCCGGCCCCGGACAGTCGCAATCAGGCTGGTCATCTGTGGGCCATTCAGAAGGCCACTGGAACGTCTCGTACCCGTAGGCTCCATGGTACGTTTCATGCTCCCAGCAAAACGTCTTCACCCAGACTACCACCGTGCAGGGGCGCTTGCCTGTAGGCGAAATCGACACAGCTTGGAGAGACCCTACTGTACGCATCTTCATGCTACCGCGTCATACCGCCTTCGCCAGCGGCCAGATTTTCTCCGTGCAAGTCGAGCACAGAGGCACTTCAAACTTACGCTCGCCCGAGACCCAAGGCGTCCAGTGGATGTCGGCGTTGAGGAACACAGCGCGGCAGTGCGCGCACTGCTCTAAATCCCGCCAAGCGATGAAGTTGAATCGGGCTGGAAGAAGGTCACGCCGCAAAAGGCGGGCAACCCGAAAGGCCCACGAAACAAGGGACTCTTTGTGAGACATGGGGAACTCGTCTGTCCACTGAACCCGTTTGTAGTGACTGCGTTGCATTACGCTACCTCGTCTCGTTCAGTCTTTAACACGACTACGCGGCCCACGCTGCGTACGTCGATAACGACATCTGCTACATCTGCGTACTGCCTGTCCTGCGTGACAAAGAGAATCTGCACCCCAGTGTCATCGACAAGCTGGCGCAACAGATTGGCGAGGTGCGGGACGTTTTCTTCAGACATACCGGCAAACGCCTCGTCCAACAGGATAACCTTTCGCAACTCGGGTCGGTGCGAAAGGATGACCATCAACCTTAGCAGGAAAGACGTAATCTGCACCACGCTGCCGCCGGTCGCGCCAATGATACCAGTTTCCCCGCGCGGCGTCTCGATAGAGAACGACACTGCGCTCGCGCCATTCCGTACGCCGGAACGGATGTGCAGGTACGTGCTCTCCCCCATGACGAGTGTCAGGCCGTCGCTCACTACCTCTTCAAGAGATTCCTCAAACGTCTTACGCCATTCGCCTTCGAGAGCCAGACAAAGGGCTTGAGTCAACTCTAAGACTTCAGCCTCTTCTGTGAAATAGCCTTCGCGCTCAAGGGCATCGTGCTGCTGCTCAAGGACACGCTCGTATGCGCCCTGCCTGCGCGCGGCTGCTTGACGCCGCTCCGCGACGGCTGTACGGGCTACCTTGAGACGGTCGCTAAAGCCCAAGTTGTTCCTCAATCGCCGCTACAGCTTCTTCCAACTCCGCTTCCGCCTTCTCTATGGCAGCACGGGCCGTCTTCGGCTTGAGGCCCGCTTCCGTGAGCGCCGCCTCAGCGTCAGCCAAGTCTGCCTCAGCGCGGCTCCTGCGCTCCACCAGAGCGGCCTTCTTGGATACGCACGCCTCGATACGGGCACGCAGTGAGGATGGTGAGTCTACCGCCATTTCTTATCTCCTAAGTACGACTCTAGGAAGCTGCGTCCTTGTGTGAGCCCACAGTCGCGGCACGCACGGCGCTCACCGTCCACGTTGCGCGACATGCGCACAGATGCCCAGTGGTGCAGAGCCAGTCGGCACCGTAGAGTGCGTTGCGCTGCCTTTGGGTGCCAGTGCGGCCCGACGAGGGTTCGCCCCGGCTCCCCGTGCGCGTGGTAGCCGATGTAGGTCGGATGAACGTGGTCAGCGAGCGGGTACCTAGCCATTTATCCCTGCCTTATCGAGGTATTGTACCAGACGCAGCTTGGCGCGGCCATCAACGCTGTCGCCCCCTATGCGGGCAACGACTTCATCGAGGCTTCCCTCTTCCAGCCGTGTGGCACTTTCGATGTTCCTGACGAACGCCTGCATCGCCTTACTGACCTCCACCTCACCGCCCTGCTTGATTAGGAACAGGTCTTCTGCTTTGGCGGCACTTAGCAGGGGTAGCTCTGTGCAATCCATCGTCTTCTTGGTGAACTCTACCATAAGCAGCCGCATCTGGCGCTCTCTGTTATCTTCATTGTTCTGGGTGCGCCCCAGCGACCCGAGACACGCGAACGTACAGTCGTTAACTTCTTGGATGCCGCTGTCGGTGTGCAGATGCCCATTCAGCACCAAGTCTAGCCCTTCAGTCGGCACCGTGTCGATAGGCACCGTGTGATACGGAAATGGCTTGCCGGGTGGGGTCAACGAGCCGTGGCTAACTTTCACGGCCCAGTCCACGCCGTCCTGCCGCTCAAGCCCGAAGTTGAACGGATTATGGTCTAGCGTGTCCGTGTAGTTCGCGGGAGAGAACTGCACAATCACACCGTCCTCGCTAGTAACAACAAGGTCGTCCTTCAGCCACTCAAGAACACCCGCCTCGAACAGCACGCCGATGGGTTGTTTTGGGATAGAGGCCAGCCCCTCGTATCCTAAATCGTGGTTTCCAACTATCGCGAGCTTGCGTCCGGGCCAAGAGGCGAAAATCTCCATGAGTTCTCGGACAAGCCAGTAGGGGGTGTTCCTTTTAGCGTGAAATGTATCCCCGGTAATGACCGTGTATTCGCACTGTTCGCTGATGGCGTAGTCTCGGGCTTCACGCAGCATGTTGAGGATGTCTGAGGGGTACAAGTCTGTGCAGCCCATCGGGGGAGATGCTGCGGCGTGGATGTCATTCACAACTAAGACGCGCATCATGTGAGAGTGCCGTTTGTAGACGCCTGTAGGCATTAGACAGCTACCAGTGTAGGAAGAACTTGCTGACACTCCGGGCACGTGTTCAGTGCATTGTACGCGACAACGAGGCGGCGGTGCGCGTCTTCAAGCACGCCAAGTTCTTCCAGTATGTCCACCAGAGCGAAGTCGGCGGCGCGCGCGCGTTCAAACGCCGCGCGTTGAGATGCCAACTGGCTCAGCCGGTCGGCCAAGTCCGGTACCTCAGGCAGCGTCTCAGGCAAAGCAGCCAGCCTGTCCTTCGCCAGACCGTAGGCGTTAAGCGCCACTCGTTGCGTCAGGACGACGTTGTACCCCTGCGTAAGGACGGCAGTGTCTACGTCGGGCACATCCACCAAAGAAGCTACAGCGTGGTCGTACTTGTCCAGCGCCAGCACTCTGTCATGGCTCAAGAGGTAAAGGCTGGCGGCGTCACTCACCTCGCCTGTCACGCGCTCGCATAGCGCCACCTCGTCTTCGAGGCCGACGAACTCTTTCGACTGACGCTCCAAGTCTGTTAGCAGGTCAGTGGTAGCTTTCGCGTCTGCCTTGGCGCGGCGCAGGTCAGTGCGTATGAGACCTTGCGCTTCGACCACCACATCCAGCTTGGTCATCTTCGCCAAGGCGCGCGCGGCCTGCCCCTCAGAGCGGTCGATAAGGAACGATGCCTCGCCTTGCTCGTGTATCTGAGGCCGGATGGTGAAGGTCTTGTCTACCTCAATCGCCGCTATCGCCAGCGCCGCTTCAATCTCAGGGGGCACGGCGCTCCCCAGCTTACTGAAGTGCACGCCGTCGAGGTCGTACGTTGCGCCGCCTTCGCGCTTTTTGCGCCAGAGCAGCGTGCGCGGGAGTTGTGCTGCGCCATCGTCCAGCGTTAGCTCGACTTCGGTCTTGGCGGCTCCGTGCGTGATGAAGTCAGTACCCGTCGCGTTGAAACACGCGGCTTTAATAGCACGCAGGATTGCTGACTTCCCGGCGTTATTGTCCCCGACGATACAAGTCAACGGCCCTAACGGAATGTCTACATCGACCAGAGATTGGTAATTACGGATGCGGATGCGAGAGAAGCCGCTTCTTTTCATTTCGCCCAGAATCTAGCAGTCGGACTCTTCACGGCGTAACCTTGTCAGCGCACACCGTATCCTCTTCGACCCGCGCGGGGAAAATCCATCCGGCGTAGCGGCCTTCCTCGTACTTGATGGCACGCACATTCACGTCGAACTGCGGAAGTGTCTTGAAGTACGTCACCTGTCCGGCCACGTCCGTCACCGTCCAGCAGCCCCCCGGCGTCAAGGGCGTGTATCGGGCAGCCTGCCACAGCATCGTGCCTGCAATGACGAGGATGACGACGGCAAGGGAGCCCCCCAACGCGTGCAAGCTGGCGAGCAGCCGCGTCATCGGGGGACAACCAAGCGCGGCCCTTGCACGACAGCGATAGGCAGGATGTGGATGTTCTTGACGACGAGGTGGTCAGCGACGATGAACACGTCCTTGTAGCCGTCCTCGTACACGATGTGCACGTGCACGAAGCCCGCTTCCGGGTTCGCCTGCGGGCCGTTCGGCGTGTCGATGACCGGCGGCGGTACGAGCAGCCCGAACCCGATGACTTTGCTGTTCACGAGGCTGCCCGCACTGTCGAGATAATTCCTTTGCTCGCCCAGTATCCACGCCAGTTCTGTCCCGCTGATACGGATTTCCTTGAGCGTGGCTTGCTGGATGCCCTGCGGCGCTGACTCTCCCGGTTTGTTCTCCATGGTTACTCCCCCCTCTTGAAGAGATTCGTCGCGTACGAGAACAGGCACGAGGTTGCCGTCACCTTGACGCCTACATTGTTCTGGTTGCTGTTTGCCATTAGTCCTCCTGTTCGTATGCGTGTAGTTCGGAATCAGTCATGCTGCCCTGCGCTGGGGCCGTCTCGTCGTCTCCGTCATCTTCGTCGTCGCTGGTCGGGGTATCGTCCGGCACCCACGTGCCAAACCGCTCCGCGAGTTCCTGTGCCATCGCAGCGGTTACTGCCGCCTCAATGGCGGGCCAGTCCTTGGACTTCACGGCATCCTTCGCGTACCACTTCTCGTCGCTGCCGCGCAGATGGCAGAACGCGCCTGCCTTGATAACGATAGCAGGCTTGGCGTCAAGAGCAAAGTCCAGTATCCACTTGTTGTTGTCTGGGCCGGGAGCGCGACCCACGGTGATGAAGTCGAACCGGGCAACACGCCCCTTAGGGCCGCACTGGTTCTTGGCAACCTTCGCGGCGACCTTGATGCCGATGGAGTTCTCTTCCCCCTTGGCGTCATCGCTCGTGCCTTTGGCAAGATAGCCTGCGTTGCGCACCACAATGCGGACGGTAGCATGGAACGCCAACGGCTTCTGCGCGATGGTCGCTACTTTGCTGCCCTTCTTGGCGGGGCCAGTGAACCCGATGAAGTCTTTCTCTTGATTGACCGCGAGCAGGGTCACGCCTTCGCGCGCCATCTTAAAGCACAGCTTCTTGAGTCCCTGCGACATCTGCTTCGCAGGGCCACCCGGCTGGTTGTTATCGTAGTTCGACTCGAACTCAGCGGTGCTCGGCGTGGCTGCCACGGAGTCCCACGCAATCAGCACCTCTACGTCTGGGTCTTCCTCGCGAATCGTGTCAATGAGGGCTTCGAGTTGCTGGAACACCTTCTGAATGTGCTCGGGGTAGATAATCATGCACGGCAGCGTGTCTTCAGTAGCGCGACCGTCCAGTATGGCTTGTGGCAGCGTCGTGTCATCGAACAACCCGAGCCGCGCTGCCCATGCCCGGTCATGCTTGTACTCCGCGTCGATGTAAACTGGCAGCCCGCCGCGCGCCTGACACCTCGCGAGCATGACGATGATGCTGCTCGTTTTGCTGGCCTGCTCTTCACCTTGGAACACCGTCATGCGGCCCTTGGGCAGCCCCTTGCCGCCACCGCCGCCTCCGATGGCGTAGTTCAGGCTGAGGATGCCGGTATCGAGGTAGTTTTCAATGTCACCGTAGCCACCACTGGTCGAAATCGAGTCCTCGCCGAACTTCTTCCGTTGGCTCTTGAGGATAAGGTCGGTCAACCGTGTCCGTGGCTTTTCGACAATGGGTTTGCGCGGCATGTTGCTCCTTGAAAACTACCTCGGCGTCTGACCTGACCCCAGACCGTACCCCAACGCATACTCGACACTACGAGTGCGGTCTTGCTCCGCACGGTCGATGTTTCTTAGCCGGGTAGCACCGTTTCGTTCTTAGTCAGCGTCCCGGCTGACGCTGGACAGGCGACGGCCAGTGGCGACCGGCTCGTCATCTGCGGCCTCGGGGCGCACTCGCTTGGCGTCATCGTTGATGCTGGCGCGTCGCCGCGCGGGCCTCTCTTCCGGTTCCTCGGCTTCGTCCGCAGCGGCACGGGCTGGTGTCGGCTCTTCGTCATCGACGTTCCGTCGCCGGGACGACTCTGCCTTCGGCTTCTCCTTCGGGGTGTCGCTGGCCTCGTTGTTCCACGCCGCCTTCATCGCCTTGTTGGTCGCCGGGGCAGCCACCGCGCTGATGTCCGGCGGGGCGAGCCCTTCAAGCAGGTCTGTCACGTCCGATGCGTTGCGACGCGGACGGACGATATAGTCGGTGCCAATCATGCCCGAGCCGGTCTTCTCGATGATGATGTTCGTGCCCGTCTCCGGGTGCGTGATGTTGCCGAAGTCCTTGTCCTTGAGCAGCTTGGCAATCTGCTTGTGGGTCTTGATGCCTGCGGACATGACCTGTACGCCCTTGCGCTGGGTGGCGGCGGTGGTCATGTCGATGATGCGATAGAGCCACGACTGCTTCGCATAGAGGTCGTGCCCCTTGTCGTTGTCGGCCTCGTCGTCGCTCTTCTTCAGTTCCGCTATCTTGTCGCACAAGAAGCACGACGCATCCTCTTGAACCGCACGTGGGCAGTTCATCACCTTCTCGGCGTCGCCGACGCGCCAGTGCTGTGCCCGCTTCACGAACGGACGGGTCTCTCCTGCCGCAGGCGGGCAGAGACGAACGAGATTGTCGCCGTCCAGAAACTTGAAGAAGTCCGCTCCGCCGGACAGGTCGGATTCGTACTGGTCGAGCGTCGCCTGCATGTCTGTCTCGCCCCACCCGCTGGCTGCTGTCATGATGTTTTCCTTCTGCACCAATGGTGCGCTATCCCTGTTCGGCTCGTGTCGGCGCGTCGTCAGTTGGCAGAAACGGCAGCGCGTAGTCTACTCCCTTGGACGTGACTTTCGGGGCTGGGTGAAACGTCACCGTCACGAATGGCTCAAAGCCAAGGGTCTTTAGCGCGTCGTACAGTTTCGTGCAGACCTCTCCCAAGAAGCTATCCGTGATGGTATCCGCACTGGTCTCAGCGTCGATGAAAAACTCGAAGGTGCCGCTCATGTCAGTTCCCTTCCGCTTCCTGTGCGCCCGCCAGCTTTGTAAGCATGAACTGGCGCATCTTCATCGCGTCCCGGGCGTTCTCCAACAGGGACGCATCTTCCTGCGCGTCCATCCAGAGGGCAAGGCGCTTCCGGTATTCCGGGTCGCCCTTGACTGCCGCCTTCGCAGAATCGACAGTTGGCGGCTTCGCGCCTCGCTCGGACGCACTGTCGAACACTTCCGTCCACTGTTCCGCCTGCCAGATGTCAAGCGCCTGCTTGCGTCGTTCCGCAGCGGAGACCGCGCAGGACGCATACTCGGCGATGTCGAAGTAGAGGCGCGCTTGGCGCACCAACTGCTCAGAGATGTTGTTCGGGTCGATGACGAGCAGTTCCGCAAAGTCTGCGAGGTCTATCACTGCCGCTTGCCCGTAGACATCAATGGTGATTTCAACAGATGGAAAGTCAGGTTGTACCTTAGGCACTGGTGTCCTCTTTCTTGATGCTTTCTCTTTCTTGATGCGTCCGCTCTCGATGACAGTTGGAGCATACCACATCGCACCTCGCAATTTCAAGCAAGAGGCGAGGCCTCTGTGATAGCGTGTGCCAATTCGAGCGTCGTCTTGTCCATCAGGAGAACCACCACTCCCATCAGTTGCGCCCATGTCGTGTCGTCGCCTTGGTCGGCATTGAGAACATACTGCGCGTCATAAGAACTACCCTCCATGTCGTCAAGCCAGTGCTCACTGCTGTGCGCCAGCGTACTTTCAGCCTTCTCGATGGAGAGGCCAAGTATCGTCGTAAGGTACTCGATTTGGCGGGCGGGATGGACGACGAGACGGATGTGAACAGCGTGCTCCCACCGCGCCTTCACCGCGAGGATTTCACTGTCACGCCTGATGGAATCGAAAACGATACCGCTCGGGACGCCTGCCAGCGCCAACGTCTCGTACTCAGTCGCGGCTTTTTCGACGCACTGGTTGGCCCAGTAGTAGTTGTCTTGGTCGCTGAAGAACTCGCCGAACCCTTGAAGAAGGAGCCGGTACTTCGCCTTCGTCGCTTGGGTCAGCATCTCGGCGTAGAAGACTTCCCACCCGTCGTCGGTGCCGTCTTCATTCCACTGCTCCGCGATGTGGCGCGCGAGGGATTCCTTCATCACGTCCGCCGGGGAGCCTGAGATGTAGTGGAACTGCGCCTTGAGCCGGTTCACGATGGCGGTCTTGCCAGCCCCAATGCCGCCGCTCAAGATAAATACGTGCTTCGGGGCTGGCGGGGAAATAACCTTGGTCAGAGCCATCAAATCTCCACTTCTGCGTTCATGGTGCCCGCGCTGTCTTTCGTCAACCGGCGCGGGGCGTGGGCTGTTTTCAGCAACTCCACCATACCGTTGTGCCCTATACTAGCAGGGTCTGCGCCTGTTGGCAACTCCACCACGAGAACACTGTCGAACGCCATGCGTAGCTGATTAAAATTGTCCCAGATTTCCTGCTGTGCGTCTGAGTCCCACGTCAGAATGAGGTGACGCACCCCGGCGTCAATCAGGACGTTCACCTGCGTGTCGGTAATCTTCTTGCCAAACGTCGCAACCGCCTTGTTGCCTGCCGCAAGGCAGTCGAACACGCCTTCCGTTACAACGGCTGTGTCGTGCCCCCAGATTTTCTCCAAGTTGAACACATAGCTGTACTGTTCGTTCCCGGGCGGCGTCAGCACTTTCTTCGGGTTGGTGGCGCTTATCGCTCGGGCTACCCAGTTGACCAACGAGCCGAGATGGTACACCGGAACGACAATGCGCCCCCGGTAGTAGCCTGTCGCGCAGAAGCCGACTTTGTACTCCACAATTTGGGAGGTCGTCATACGGGTCAACGCGTACGCCCTGTACCGCTGTGCCGTCTCACCGTTGGACTCAGCGAGCAGATGGAACCCTTCAGGCAATTCGATGACGGGAGGCGGTTCTTCTTCCTCGACAACTTCCCACTCGTCGTCGGAGTACACGCTGGTACGGTGCGCCATGATGCGGTCGAGCGCCTCCTGCGTCGTACACCGTGTGACCTTCTCAATGAGCCTGAGCGCCCAGCCTGACTCGTTGCAGAAGTGGCACTTCCAAATGCCGACCCCGACCTTCACGTAGAAAGACGTTCGCTTGTGGTGGCAGTAGGGACACTCCCCGGCGACTTCGCCGTTGCGCTCCTGCACGTCCAGACCGGCGCTCTGAAGAAAGGACTCCCAGTCGAAGTTCTTCAGCGCACGGCGCAGAGCACCAGTCGATACGTTAGGCATTCGGCTTCTTCGTCCTCTTCGGCCACGGTCGCCCTAGGTTGTCGTGCTCACCGTCATGCGTGTATACGAGGGCGCTGCCCTTGTGCAAGTGTGCCACCAGACGGGCACACAGCGCCGCGTTTTGCAGCGCCCGCGCGCCCGGTTGTTTCGCGCGTTTTGGCAGGATGCCACGCTCCAACTCCGCCATCATGGTTTCCAGCTTGTGTTCTGCCACAACCTGCTCCGCCAAGGCAGCGGATGCCGACGACGACTGCCGCAGAAAGTACGCCTGTTGAAACGGAGGCAGCCCGCGTGAGGCAAGCAACTGCTGCACTGACCACACACCTAGCGCCGCCGCTTGGGATAGCTGCTGCAATGTCGAGTCGCTGGTGATTTTCATTCCGCCGCCTTCCGCTGACTCCCGCTCCCCCAGATGGTGGAGGGCTGTATCACGATGTCGTCGTCGTTGGGTTCTTCCCAGTCAATCACCACCAGCTTAGCTTGACTGAAGTGCGCTCGCGCTGACACCCACCAGTTGTCGGAGCCGCCACGCCGCAACTTGAGCAAGTGGAGAATACGGACGCCGTTGTCTGGCGGCTCGTCACCGTCGTCCACGGCGATGGTCGCGTCGTGACCGTCGCGCTCTTTCTTGTCCTTGGACATCGAGATGATGATGTCCGCTGTGAACGCCTTGCCCAGTGCATCGGCTATGTGCTCCGTGAGGACACGCTTGCCCTTCAACCCATCGCGGTTCGCCTGTGAGGCTGTCCAGAGCACGCAGTTATGTTCGCTCGCGACCTCGCGCAATTCCTCGAACACGGTCTGTAACTCTTCGTACTTCTTCGACTGATGGCTGCTGCGCCGCGCCGCCGCCATCAGGTCGCCGTAGTCCACAATGACGACATCTGCCACGAACTCTGTCTCGGCAAGGCGCGTTAAATACTGAGACAGGTCTACGGCGGTTGTGCTCGACCCTTGTAGCTTCTTGATTTTCAACCGCCCGCCGTACTCCTGCATCCGTTTGAATACCTGTAGGAACCGCTCTTCGTCCGGTTTGAACTGAAGCAGCACATCGCTGTCCGTGTCCAGCAGGTTGTAGTCGTACCGTGCCAGCGTCTCTTCTTCCGAGTTCTCGAACGTGAAGTGCACCACGTTGAGACCTTTGCGGAACGCCGTCGCCCCGATGTGCACAAGGAACTGGCTCTTGCCGAATCCCAGCGGCGCGACAATGATGCCGAGTTCCCCCTTGCGCCCGCCGCCCCCGAGTTTCTTGTCCAACGGGTCGATGCCAATCGGCACAGTGGCGAGGGCCAGCGCCTCGGGGTCGAACCACTCAAAGAAGCGGGGCGCATCGTCCGGGAGCGTCAACCACGTGTCATTGTACCGGCGCACGTTTTGAGACTCACGCACCACCTGTACCGCCGCGTCGAGGTCGCCGTCTTGGACAAACTCTTGCGCCGCATGAATGGCGTACAGCGTGGCCCGGTACGTGATGAACCCCTCGAACGTCGCCAGCACGTAGGCGCACGTCTCGTCGTCTAGCTCAAACGTGTCCAGCTTGTCAAGGATGCGCAGGATACGCTTAGCGCCTTCATCGTCAAGGTTCGTGTCGGCCTCAAGGCGCATACGGAGTGTCTGGAATTGCGGAGCCGCTTTCCTCGCAGAGAAGTGGCTCACGCACTCAGCGACAATCCATTTGAGTTCCATCTCTTTCCAGTGCGCAGGGTCGAGCATGGCGTAGTATTCACTGAGGAACGACCCTCGTATGCAGAGCAAGCGGAACGCCGCAAGCAGGAGCCGGGGCGACCTTTCGTACTCATATATCGACTCTGAGTTAACCCGCACGTGCGTTTACTTTCACAGCGCGTTCTCCTTTGCGTCACGGGCCTTCTTCGCTGCCCTGAGGGCGCGAATCCTGTCGCCGTCCGCTATGTGGGCGTCCGCAATGACCTTCAGGCGGGCATCCTCAGTCGCCGCTTCGTCGCCGGTCTTGATGCGCCCGCGCTCGCGCGCTGCCTTCGCGCCGACAGCGCGCGCTTCCACCCACCGCTCTTCGCTGTGGGCTGAGGCGAGCAATTTCGAGTAGTGGAAGTAGAACGTCATGAACGAGAGTTCGTCCGGCTGCTGCTCAAGGGGCATGTTGAAGAACGTCCGTACGAGACTGTTGGCCTGTAGGTGGTCATCGCCGCACGCCTTCAGCACCCGGCGGGCCAACGACACCTCTTTCGCGGTGCGCAGCCATTCCACTTTTGCCGCCTTCCTGTAGGCCAGAGCGAATGTGCGTAGGAAGATGACGAGGGCTTCAGGAGCGGCAATGGTGCCTTTGGTGATGCGAGCCGCGTGCTCTGGGATTAAGTCTAGGTCGCTGACCGTTATGTGCAAGTAGGTAGCCCGTCCTTTCTCGTTAACGTCCAACGTGAACTGTATCATACCGGCGTCTTGCATGTCCGTCAGGAACACGTAGAGCGCCGGAATATCCATCCCGTTGTGGTGAAAGACCTTTCTCGCATCCCGGATTCCAAACGGTGTTACTCCAACGGGCCACTCCCTCAGGCGACAGTAAGCGGCGAAGTGAGGGAGATAACTGAACTCCTTCTTGTTCTCGCGCTCAAGTGGTGTGAAGGCGTTCACCAACACTCCTACCTTCTTGTTCATTCAATCTCCTAATGCGCCTAATGTGCCTAATGTGCCTAATGTGCCTAATGTGCCTAATGTGCCTAATGTGTCAAATGTGCCCACCTCTACCATAGGTATTATTATTCTATAGAGGTGGGCACATTGGGCACATTAGACACATTAGAACTTTTCGTATCTAAAACTCGTCCTCGTCTTGCATTTCGACCAACCCTAACGCGGCTAGTCCTTTCAGGGCGCGCCAGATTGCTGCCTGCGACATCGACCCTCGGGACTCCCACTTCCAGCCATTGTCCTCGTCCCCTATATCTCGGGCTATGCGCTGGATGGTGGTCTCGCCGCTAAACGATGGGGCTGTGGTTATCCAGCGCAGCCAGAGGTAGACGACGCGCTCTTGCTTCGTCAGGTAGTGCTGCCATTTGGCCCACGTCTTTTCATCCGGCAGGCCATCCAACCCCGGCTCGTGACTTAGGGTGACTTCGCTCATGCGGGTGGCTCTACTGCTTCCACCTCGTAAAAGACCAACACGGCGGTGCGGACATCAAGTATCTGCCGGATGTCGTACTCGTCGGGCGAGCCCTCCAACGTCAAGAACCATGCGTTCATGGCTTCCGCCATTTTCACAGCGCCGTTCCCTCTGACGAACTCTTTCACACGAAACATTTACGTCATCTCCACCGTATAGCCTGCCGGGTCGGACACGTACGCCGCCCGCCTTTTCTGAGAGTGCAGCCACATGGTCTTCGAGTGCGTGTCGAAGTAATCGTACACGTCCACGACGGCCTTGCCTTCCGCTAATCGTTGCCCGCGCCCAATGCGCTGGATATATCGGTGTTGCGCTTTGCCCCCGGCGGCGAATACTAACGCGATGTCGTTGGGAATATCGACCCCTTCGTCCAGCACGGTGCTCGCTATCAGGACTGGTAGCTTACCAGACCCGAGCGCATCGAGAAAGACCTCCCGCACCTCGACGCCGTGTTTCCCGTGGATGAACTCGACTAGGCCGCGCGGTGCATCCAATCTGGTGAGCAGGGCGGCGTAAAGATTTGTGCCGTGCTCCACCTTGTCCACGAACACGAGCGCCGGTTTGCCGCGCTCAATCAGCGCCACGATGTCGTCAACGATGGCGGCGTTGCGCTCCTTGTGTTCCATGACGGCAGTGCGGTACAAACCGGCAACGGCTGGCCGTCCCGGTTTTGCTTTTCGGCCCGTGTAGTTTTCGTGGTGGTCGTCGTCAATGTCGAAGTCGTCGCGTTCCCACTTCCACCGGGGGTCGATGCGGGGTGCGCGCCAGTTCTTCATGTGGATATTAGCGCGCACGATGTAGCCGCCTTCCACAAGGTCGCCTGCGGTCATCTCGTCCAGCAAAGGGCCGGTCGTCCCAACGACGTGCAGCACGGCGCTCGGGTCATCGTTGTCTGTCGCGTTGTTGCTGCCTTTGGATTTGAATGGTGTCGCGCTGGTCACGTAACGGTAAAACGCTGGTACCTTGTCTGCCACTGATTGATACGTTGCGGCGACAAGGTGATGGCCTTCATCGACCACGAGCACGTCGAATCCGCCCAGCCATGCCAGCATTTTATCGCGCCTCTTCTGGGCCGCTGGGCGCTGCGTGTGGAGCCGTGCGCGTTGCAATCCTTGCTGCGCGTTCGCGATGCGTTTCTCAAGTCGCTCTGGTGCCGCCAGTCCTGCCGTGATGGACTGAAACGTGGCACACACAATGTCCTGCTCGGTGTCTTTAACTCCTGCGCCCAACAACCCGACCTGCACGCCAAGCCGCTGCTCCCATCGCTTTTTTGTCTGAGACGCGAGGTGCGCTTGGTCAACTAGCATGAGAGTCGGCAACCCGAGGCGCTGCACAATGGCCGCGTCTGTTTCCGTCTTGCCGCCGCCCGTCCCGTGCTTGATGACGCCCCGGCCTTTCTCAATCGCCATGTTGACCGCGTTGAGTTGATAAGGACGAAGCGTGATGCCCGCAAGGTCGATGGGGTGGAGGTTGCGCTCTGGACGGTCGCACTCATTCACGACGGTGATTTCGTATCCCTGTTGAGCGAGCAGCCCGAACACGAAAAGGGTTAACCCGGTGCGGAACTTGTGCCGTTGAGTATAGTGATGCTCATAACCATCGACGCGTTTCGCCTTGTACTCCCACGTGCGTTCGACGCCTTTTATCCAGACTTTGAGTTTATTGTCCAGTAACGTGTGAACGGCTTCGTCATCGGCTTCGACCTGCGTCCAGACGTTCTTTGTGATTAGCCGTACGGATGCGGCGGCAGTTGGCACAGACAACCTCACACTTCGCTATTTCTTCAAGGAGACGCTGCCACGAGCCAGTTACGCGGCTCCCAATCGTACGCTTAGGTTTTCGAGCGGCCTCTTGCGCGAGTCATATTTTTCAGTGTAGGATACAGACACACGAATTAGCAAGGAGCGACCATGAGCAGCGAAGTACGAAGGAGTTTCTTGATGAAGCGGACTAGAGGATGGGCTATGATTGTCTCCGCGCCCGCCATTACGGTGGCACTGCTTGGAGCGTCGTTCATTGCGTGGGCGTACATTCCGTGGGGCAGCATCTTCGTCGTGGGCGAGGAACCAATGCTCGCCCTGCTGCGTGACCCGAACCACCTCGCGTTCGAGGCCATCACGGGCATAGGGCAGACCCTTGTCATCAACGTGCTCGTGTTGGCTTTGGTGTGGCCGCGCATCCGCGCGCACTTCCACCGTGACATCGACTCC